CGTCCGCTCCTCCAAAATGGTTCTGCCAGGTCTTAGGTCCTGCTGCCGTATCATCGAAAATCTCCCTTGTCAGCTGATAGAACTCCCACCAGGTCATATCCTTTGGCGTATCTCCGAATTTCTTAAATGTGACGCGGTTCTCATACATCATCATGAAATACAGTCCTTTTTTGTATGAACGGTTTCCGGCCGGATTTACTATTTCAGTAAATCGGTTAATTGTCTGCTCATCGAACTCCTCTCCGTATACTGCATTGAGTATGAGTTCATTGTCCTGATAGAACTTTTCGACCAGCTGACTGATATCATCAGCCACGCCTGCTGCCGGTTCGGTTTTGTTAAATCTTTTCAGCTCTCTGATATCCTCTCTGGACGTTTCCGGTTGAATCATCTGTCTGTCAGTATCTGGCAGTTTCAGCATTTCCTCCAGCTGGCTCCTGCCCAGTTCTGCATATTCCGGCCGGAGCTGTTCGGAATATCCATCAATGGAATACTCCCGGTTGATGCTCATAAACCTGCTTGTGATAGACGGTCCCAGGCCATACTCTGCCTGAGCAAATTCCGCTATGCTTTTGTATCCGTCCTGTTCGTAGAGCTTCTGATCGTCAATCTGTCTCAGAGCGTATCCGATCCGTACAAAACTCTGTTTCACTCCCAGGAGTTCCTGTTTCAATTTCTGTTTCATCTGCACCCAGTCATCCAGGGTCATCTGCACATATTCCATGTTTACCTCCTTACGCTATGGCCGCCGTCTGGATTGTTTCCGTCAGCGTTCCTGTTTTCAGTTTCATCAGCCAGGTGTTCAGCCATGACTGCATATTCTTTTCATCCGGTTTTTTGTCCTTGTCCCCGTACCACTGCAATATCCTTGGATTTTTTGCATCTATCTCAACCGTGATGTACGGAACGTCCGGCTCTTCTTTGAATCTCAGCATCAGTATGTACGTCTTTCCAGTGTTGTGCTTGTCCAGATATGTGTTTCCTCCCACGCAATGATGGAGCAAGCGCCCCTCCATGACAATTTCCTCCGCTGATCTGGCTGGTCTGATGATATATCTGTCATCTTCGTAGAGATATTTATTTCTGAGTTTCCTGTAAACGTGCCGGATCTCCGGATAACGTTCTGCCACCTCTTTGAGATGTTTGTCCATCTCTTCTTTGTTGGTTTCCATGACCATTTTGTTATGTTCCGCCTCTAAATCCTGTGGCTGTTGATATACTGTGTTGTTGAGGTCATATCCCAGGTTTATCCTCATGCTCAGATAGTCTGCATAGGTTGTGGCCGTGTGTCTGATCCTGGCTGAGGCACTGCTGCACTCTGTCCCATACTCGCAACCGGAGTATTTCTCTATGCGATTGAGTAATTTTTGCAAGGTCATGTACCTGGTTGCCATTTCCACCTGTGTTCCGCTCAGATCCGTTTCTGCCAGATGCTCCACCTGTTCATCCGTCCAGTTCTGTCCCTGGCGTTTCTCCATCTGCATGACTCCCAGTAGGTGTGTGTCTCCTTTCTTTCTGATGAGCTGCCTTACTCTTTCCTTTCTGATCCCCAGGAACTGATCCGGCCGTCTTGCATTCTCATCATCAACAATGCCGTAGTAGCATTTGACCAGTTTTTCTACCACATCAGTCAGTCCCATTTTTACCAGGACCTCGATCTGTGGCGTCTGACTGTAACACTTCAGGTAGTCAATCGGATTTACCTCCCTGACGTTCTTTGCATATTCCTGTAATGCACTGTACTGGAATATTGTCCCTTTCATTTCTTCGTATGTCTCTGACATGATCAGACCGGCATCGATGGGGATATTTGCCATTCCATACAGATTGCAATCATCCCAGAAATCTTTCCCCATGTACGGATCATGTTTGTGATAATCTATCTGGACTTTTTTCCCTGGCTCAAAATATGCTCTTGCAATCTCCACTCCAGAGAGTTCTTCACTTGCGTTGTACATCTCCGGGCCTTTATCCCCACAAATGAATCCCAGTGTCCACTTTTTCCCAACTTCCACATAACGCATGACCATTCCGTTTTCTTTGTATTTCTGTCCCAGGAACAGATAGATGTATTTGTCACGAGTACCTTTCACTTTTCCCTGGCACTTGTACTCTCCACGTGCTCCGCACATTGGACAGGTGCCATAGTGCCCCTCTCTCGGTTCTTCCGTCCATCTCTGGAACTGGCTTTCGTAGGAAATTCCACTTTTCCATCTCGCATCTGTAACCCCTCCACACTTGCTGCAGGCTATATGTGCCCAGCAACCATGCTTTTTGTAATACAGATAATGCTGATTGTGAAAATATAATCTGTCAGCTCTGTCCAGAATCTCTTTTTCTGGCAGTTCTTTGGTATGTGCCATTCTATCTGCCAGTGCCTCCTGCCGGCGCATATACGCCTTGTGTTCTCTGTTCCGTCTGGACGTTATTACAATATCGTCCTCATGTTTGTATATGTATTCCCACCAATGTTCCTCATTGTATACGTTAGCTTTGCAGAACTTCTTTATCCTTTCCAGATCCTCTGTGCTCTGAAGAATATTTTCTTTTTTCTCCTGTTCCCATGTTGGGTGCCCTTCTCCCCATATCACTCTTCCATAACAACTGTCAGGCTTTATTTTCTGCCGTGTCCATTCTTCCTTTTCCGGCCAGTATGTGCCAAAATCTTTCTTTGTGAGCACGATCCTCACCAGTGGCATTTTTTTTGATTCCTTTTTGTTCCTGTATACTTCCAGAAAAAGATGCTTTTCATGTCCAATAATCTTGACCTCCGTGACGCCAATATATTTGACATCTTTCTTTCTGCTGGTTTTCTTTAACCCGAAATACGGGATTTTCTCGATAGCTTTCTTTTTCATCCGTCCCGCCTACTTTCCCATGTAGTAGTCCGTGATGATCTGCTTTGCTCTGGCCATGCCCGGAATTCCAAGCGTGACCTTTCCTGCAGATACACCTGCTGCCTTGATGATATCCTTGTCCACGGTCTGCTGATTCTTGAACGACCACATCAGGAGTGCTGCTATACACCCTTTCAGTGACTTTCCTTTCTTTCGGACGTTGAATGCCAGCAACTCATTTTCCATGCACTGGCCTCTCAGGTACTCCACCCAGTCCTCCATAATCTCTTTCGGTTTCAGCTCTGCCGCCTCAACGTCAATCTTTCCCAGTGCTGCTGTCAGCTGATCGCACAACACCGGAATCTCTCCCTGCAGATACATATCCACAAAATCGCTTTGGATTCCGTTCTCCTTTGCCATGACTTTCAGTGATTCTGTATCTCCCTCGTTAAGCAAATTCTCTGCGAGTTCATTGATTTCTCCGTAAGAATCAAATTCTCCAAACTTCTCAAACATCTTTATACCTCTTCTCCTTGTAAGTACGCTTCAAGCGTCCTTTTATACTCACTGTTGTTTTCGTATACGATCTCTATCTCGTGTTCTTTACTCTCTTCCAGGAACAACTGCCATAGTTCCTTGTTCTGTATGTCTTTTCCATCCGACTTTCTCCACTCTGCCCGTCTCCACTTTTCCGGATTGTCTGCCTGAACCATATTGCGGATAAATGTATTCCCTGTGTAGAATATGATATGGCATGACTCTGTGAATCTCTGCATTGCCCGAACCATGGCTAATAGTACGCTACGGTTATAGGTTGTTTCCTGTTCACTTCCTTGCAGGAATCGGTCTTCCGTCTTCCCGTTTTTCCTTGTAAACGCTAAAGCTGCCGCATATTTTCCATACTTCGGTTTTGACGGACCTGTGATCGTTGTCTCTATGTAGACTTTCACTGTCTTCATGTCTTCAAATCCTCCTGTTCAACCGGATCAATGTGTATCTCCGGTACTTGAACCCAGTGGCCGGATTGATTCCTTCATAGCTCTTGGCAATGTAATAGCCGGTCTTCTGTTTGATCTCTTTTGGCCATCTTGCCAGTTTTTTCTTCTTTGGTGGTTTCAGTGGCATGTTCCGCGAAGTGCTGTAACTGGATTCGCTGAGTCTTGGCTTGTCCCTCTTTCCGTCTTCCCTCTTTTCTCCCACCTTCTCGTTTTTGGTGATGTAGGATGCAAGCTGCGAGAAATCCTCTTCGTAGTATTTGCTTTTCTCTAACTTCTCTGCATAGATTCCACCATATGGCCAACATTCCTCCACCCAGCGGATCGTATCCCGGCATCCGGTGATGACCATGTGGATGTGCCATGCTCCCTTGGTTCCCTTCTCAATGTTCCGGATCCAGCGCAATTCGATCTGTTCTTTCTTGTATCTTGTTCTTAGCTTACTTATCAGATTCGTGAAATCCTTCTTTGCTTTCGCCATGTCCGGAGGTCTTGCCTCGACTCTGTACGTCAACGTCAGGAAGTAGTCCTCCTTGCCAAAGTACTCCAACAATCTATGTCTGGCTGTCTCCGCCTTATTCATGGCGTTCACTACTGCCATCTGCTCCGGTGTAGGCTTTCTCTTCTTTTCTCTTGGCAGTCCCCTTGCTCCATACCTGCCATCATGGTATTCCTTCACCTCCAGGATGTCTCCTTTCCGGAAGGTGTGTGTTACTCTCTTCGTTGCCATCGTATACCTCTATCTTTAATATCTTAATCGAGTATTAAAATGGGGCAGAATCCCCGTTTTTCTTGACTTCCTGCCCCATAGATGTTAAGATAATAATGTCTTTAATATCTGCGAGACAAAAGTCTTGCATTCAA